ATTTCCTTCCACCGCTCTGGTGCGTCTGCCGGCTGGCACTTGCCACCGTCGCAGCATCCGCCAGCCAAGCGAGTCTCCACGGCGGCTCGCAGCTGTGCGTTGGTGTCCTCAATGTCCGTAATGTGTCCTTGCATGCGTTTCCTTTCAATTAGAAGTCGTGCGACGTCTGCCGCGAGTGATCCCGATGTGCCGCACCACTGTCCTTGGAAGCGATACGCTCGCTGGCGTGCTTCGGCGAGATACTCGTCACTTAAGTCGTACGACATACGTCAAGCCTCGGGCCTTGAAAGCCTGTCGCGAGCGTCCAAGACGTCGTCAAGCGTCCAGAAAAGTTTCAGCTGCGGCACTGGAACCTTGTCGCTCTTCTGAAGGTTTTGCGTGCTCCACACGGGCCGCAAGTTTGTGTAGTGAAAGGCAACTGCCTGCTGCTCAGAGTCGGACAGGTTGAACGCAGAGCACGGGATAACGTGGTCAATGTGCCACGTACTTCTGTTTTCCCAGTTCATGCCCTCCACAAACTGCATCTCAAGCCACTTGCGGAGATCCACCGCCGAGCAGCCAGAGAGAATCATTGTGCCTGCGCTCTTCGTAGCACCAGCCTTACGTGATGCTGTCTTAATACGTGCCCGCAGCCTTTCCGCTATAGCAAAGTTGACGTCCGTTCGTCTTTTCATCCGCATGTATTCGGCTGACTTCGCACGATACCTGTCGTCGTGATACTTCCTGTAAAGAAAACGGCGAGCCTTCCTCCGCTCTTCAAGCGTCATCGCCTGGCGGCGTTGTTTTTGATACGCCGACATTGCTTCAGCCCGAGCAGCCTTTTCTGAAGGCGTCATGTTTGCCCGCTTCATAGCCGCTCTGTTGCGGTCACGCTCGCGCCTCTTTTCTTTCTGTGACGGCAACTCGCAAATCATTTCACGGCCTTTGTGTTGCTGATAGCAGGGGATGCGACGTGCATCGCAGTTAGCCCGCCATCCGGCGAGTAGATAAAAGTTTCCATGGCTTGCCGCGAGCCGATAAAACCATTTGCGGAATGCCAATCGTCAGGCGGGCACACTGTTGGCGCAGTCCTGACGATCACAGAATCAAGCGTGTCGATCGGCTTGTTGTGCTCGGCGGACTGGTGGTGCAGATGCCCGGTGTGCCACTCGCGGTAATTGCTGCCACTCCACGCAGCCTGCTGCTCCAACGCCATGATCTGTGGAAGCTTCCGCTTGGCTTTGTGGCCGTGAGCAAAACCAAGCAAGTTTTTGCCGTGCGTCAGGTATTGCCTACTGGTGAAGTCTGGCTTCACTTTCACGATTCGCGAATTGCGAAAACGCTCCTGCAAAATTCGCTGGAATGCCCACGTCAGCACTTCGTCGTGGTTGCCGTTGACGATCAACACGTCAGTTGGCACGCTGGCGGAAGACGCTTCAACGACGCCAAGAAGCACATTGCTGGCGACGTCAATGACCTTCTGTAAACGCCCGTCACGCTCAAGCGGCGTGCCGCTCGTTGTCGTTCCGGCTGGCGTGTCAAAGTGAAATAGGTCGCCAAGAAATGCGAGTGTTCGCCGCTGTGGCGAGTGCATGCTGCCAGCGTCAAGAAGCCGCCTCGTGACGTCAGAAACTCGCTGTTCTGCAATCCCAAGGTCATAGTCGCTGCCGCCGGTTGTCTTGCTCCAGGCGTAAGCCCCGAAGTGCGTATCTGCCACAACGAGCACCTGCCACAGGCCGTCACGCTTCGCTTTTGGGTATACCTTTTTCGGTATACGCTTCGTGATGTCCTTCCTCGCAGCATTGATCATCGCCTCGACGCACTCTAGCGTCGTCGGCCCACCCTTCGGCTTGAGCCTGACGAACACGCGATGCAGTTCGATGCTGCCGCCGTCGCCGTCTCCGCATTCCCACTTAGTCGCCTCGCTGGATGCAATCTGAAAGCGGCTCATGTCCGCCTCAATGTGCTTCAGCAGATCCTCGACGGTCTTGATTCGCCTGGACGTTGAGCGTGCCTCAAGCACGTCGCCTGACTGCGACTGCGTCACCTGCTCGGCGTCAGGATTGGCGGCAGCAGCCTTGCCGACGCTGTCTTTGGCAATGTCTCTGGCGACATCGTCTCTCAGGCTTTTTCGAGCCATGCAATCACCCCCTGCATGCCAACGTCAGAGATGCCACGGGTACGCATGTTGTCAGCGATGGCTCGTGCGACAGTCTTCTTGCGTATGCCGAGTTCGCCAGCCACCCATTCAGCTTTGATGGCGTCTAGTTCCTCGCGGTGCTCTTTGGAGAGCCGCTCGTACCAAGTGGCAGGACCGTGGCGAGCGTCACTCACTGCCTTGCGAACGTCGTCGAGCAGTCCGACGCTTTGGCTTTTCGTCTTCACGCGATTCTTCCTTTCGCTTGGTGCCGTCCTGTAGATGAATCCACCCGTCCTCGTCAGGGATGCCGCCGCCGGCGAACTCGTCGTCGTCGTCGAGATCGGGCGGCAGGATCACCGCCTCGGGCTGCTTCGGCGTTGGCTTAGTGCGTCCCATGCCACTAGGGTGGCAGGCGTGTCAAGCGTTAGGCGACAGTCACGGAGCAGACAGACGGAGTGCCACCACCACCGCCGCCACCTCCACCGCTGTCTGCTGCGGCCGGCAGGACTAGATACCCTTGAGCGAGTACCGCCGGATTCGTCACGCCACTGGAGTCTGGCGCGCCCTCGTTAAACAGCGTCACGAGGTATTTTGACGGGTTTGCTGCGTTGTTATACGACTTTGATTGAGCGCCGAACGGCAACGAAAACACTGCATTCATGCCATCCGGTGAAACTGGTATCAACTGCGGAGGCATAGCCGAGAGATACAAGTCATTCACCAGACCCTGCCCCGGCATTAGCCGAGGCACAAACGTCTCTGAGCGTACTTGCTCATTAACTCCATAAAGCACTAGAGCCTTGCTGACGCCATTTTCGTACAGCTTTTGATTCGGATACTCTTGGAACTGGACTGCCGCCGAGTAGACAGGCACAGCCGTCACGTACGGAGTCTTAAGCGACGCAGAGCCATCACACAGCTTTGCGGTCACTGTGACGTACTTGAACTCGGTCAGCGTGATGTCAAGAGAGTACGGCATGGCGGCTAGTGTGGCAGGCTGTCAGACGGCGAGGGAGCGGGTGTGACTGCCAGCGGGCCTTCCTTGAGACCTTGGTTTGTGTCGCTGGAGACAAGCAGCTGCTGCTTGTATGCTTCTGCCATGCCTTCCTCCTCGCGAGGCCCGAGAAACGTCGCGACGGCACCGTTGAGCGTCTTCTCAACAGCCTTTGCAACGACGCCGCCAACTTGGTTTAGGCCCGTTTGCCTCTGTGAACAACCGCAGTCAGCGCCCACCGCAGCCGACACTCTCTCCTTCGTGACTCCAAAGTAAGCTAGAGCGTTGGCGACCTTGTCTCCGATCATAGGGTTTGCTACCGGAATCCACGGAGGGGCCGTCACCTGAGCAAGATGGACAGCCATTTCGTCAATTGTCTTGCACTCGCGAAACGTTCTTTGTTGCCGTGCCTTATAGCCGCACCGCTTGCACGTCAGATCTTCGGTAAACTCGCACATTGCCACTATGCACCCCCTATCCTGCTTGATAGATGTGGGACTGAACGGTTTTTGTTGAGTCGGACGACAGAGTAATCGTTACTCGGCACCTACGGACAACGAACCGATCCGCCGAAGATACCTTTACCTTGACGATCCCAACGCCTGCACCACTCTTTGCTTCCTCGTCAATCACGGCCCACTCGGAATCGCTGGTTGCAGTCCATTCGCACGACTGCCCGTTGGGAATGACGTTTATGCTAATGCACTCGCCGTCGGCTGACGCAATAATGGGCTGACTCTCAGTGATTCCAGTTGTTGTGGCGACGGACTGGCATTTCCCCGGTAGCGTGATTGTCAGCACTTGCGGAGGAGAGCCGTCGCTCATGAGCGTCCGCCGCACCGTTTTAGTGAGGTCACTCGATGAGTTGCCTGCACCAATAAACTTCTCCGTCAGATCAAATCCGCCCGGATAGCTAAAAAGGACGCCATGCCCGCATCTCGCATACTCACCGGACACAGCGACGTTTGTGGTGTTGGGCGAGGTGTTGCCGACAGATATGAATAGTGGCTTGCCTGCCTCGCCTGTCACTTCAGTCGGCGAGAAGGTGACGTGGTTGCACTGCGTCATCGGGCTGCCGTCAGTCACAGCTATCTTACACGCATATTGTGCGAATTGGCCGCCCTGAAATAACGCCTGTGCGAAACCACTGGTGCTGCCATATTCTTTCTCGCCCTGGATTGCAGGACTGTGAGATGGCCCAAAACCAACAGCACATCGCCGCCCGCTTCCGGCTGCGGTTTCCACAGATGCCCTAACAAAAACCGACTGTCGCAGCAGGGCGTTGCACGCAAGATCGCCTTGGGAAAAGCCAACGTCTGTGAGAAAGGAGCCGCCCGTGTAGGCGAAACCAGGGTTTTGGTTGCCGTGAAAATTTCCCAACGAAATATTAACTAAAGAAGTGAGATCACTCCTTCCTCCTCCGTAATACGATCCCCAGCACCCACCTCCAAGGGGCGAAAGAATGTAGTCGCCTGCAATTGACGCTATCTGCGCAGCAAAGACTGCAACGGTAAAATCAACTTCACCTACGGGAGCTATATCACTGATTGTAACCGTGTATTCTGCTGGGGAGCAAGTGCCGCCGACGTCGCTCGCAAAGGTTCTGTCTGCAACGCTAGCCGTGTAACACCTCCCGTACCTCCCAGCACCGGCGTTGTACGTCCCTGTGATTTCATAGGTTCCGTTAGCCTTCGTGATGACGCCCGGCGTGAACTCAAGCCACGTCAATGCGTCAATCGCGTCTGTTCCGCCTGGGTATCCGTTCTCAGCCAGCGGCAGCGTAAACGGCGTGAAGAACTCGATAAGCCACACGCCAGCACTTGCAGACCCACGGCACTCATTTGTTTGGTGCGAGTAGTAGCACCCGCCGCGTGGATTTCCAAGCACTAGCGGGTATGCGTCCTTGCAGTCCCACTTTGTCCCGGCGGTCGGGGTGTACGTTATTCCTTGTGGCAGTAAGTCTTGCGGCAGATTGCACGCTGGCAGACCGCATAATGGAGACGGCTCGACGATCTGCATATCGTATCTGTCCGTAACAAAAGCGTTGCCGCGCAAGCGCCTGTAGCTGACAGGCAGCGAAATTTCGCCTCTGCGATACTGCCCTACCTTGTCGAAGTTGTACTCCTCACCAGCCGGTTCGTTCACAAGGTGCTCAATGCGAAAAACGTACTCGTCGAGCGGAAGGGACACTAAATAGGAGCCTGTAGCAAACAAACGCTGACCCAGCCGCGTCGGTGCCGTGGTGCCAGCCGCCGTTACAGCGCCGAAGTAGAAGGACCGCGCGTCAACAGTGCATCTGCCAGAGAGGTCAAGCGTGACCGGAACTTCTACAATGTACCCTCTAACTCTATGCCCCTTGGCAATCACAGTCGTTCCGTTAACGACTGGAGCTATGTCGCCTGGAACAGGCGTGTCTGTGACTTCTGGGAGTGGCTGTATTGCCGCCTGCGTCATGCCTACCGGCACGCTAGGAGGCGAGGTATCGGGCGTCACGCGAGCAGAGACTCTGAAATGAGTTGTTGCCGTACCTCGCTGCACGCGCACAAGCCACGTAATCGTGCATTGCGATTGAATGTATCGGAATATTGATCCGTTGCCCAAAAGAGACACGTCAATTTTCGGTATCCTGACGACATCGCTAAACGCATCGAAATACGGCTGCGATACCGTCAGCATCCCACGCAAGACGGCGCCGGTGACTTCGTTGCTGTCAAGGTTTTGGGAAGAACTGACCGTCGCGGCAATGACAGCAGATGACACAGAGGCAGATAGATTGTCAGAGAAGTCATCGTCAATGACGCCAACCACGCTGCTTGCTGAGAAAGCGGTGCTAGCTCTTACGTTTCCGAGCGAAACGTCCCTAAAGCGGAGCGGGAAATCACGACCCTCAACGCGAACCGTGATGCTTCCACTGACGCCGCTGCATTCAACGCCAACTCCGTAAGACTCCCCGTACCCCCTGACTGGCACGGTGTACACAACGCTTTCGCCATCGCTCAAGTATCCGTGTCGCTGGATGTTGACGCTCATGGTGGCGGAAGCAGTGCTTGACGCCTTTATGATTCCGGCCTCGTTCAAGAAATAGATTGTTCCTGACGGCGTCGTCGGCACGCTGCCCCCTACGCTCTTTTGCCGTAGGCAACGATGGAACAACGGCTCGCACACCGTATCGCAGCACGGACTACACGGCGCGCCGAGCATAAACCCAAGGGGGTACATTCCGGCGGCGAGAAAGAACACGCCCCACAGGACAAGCGACAGCGGCTCAATGGCATCTATCATTTAGCACTCCGCTGCGATCAGAATCCACTCGGTGCCGACGTAGGCGATGGCGCAAGCCTTTGTGCCCGCGCCAGTGATCGCTGCGAAGTAGTTTTTGACGTCGGCGTAGGTCGCTCCACTCGTCACGGCATCGGCGACGGTCAACGTGGAGCCCTTGGCCCAAGGTGCTGTAAACGTGCCTCGCACGATGCCACCAGCACCGCCGCCAGCAAGTCGCACAAGTGCCCACTTGCCGCTTCCCGTGCCGCTTTCCTTGTAGAGAATTAGCCCCTCGCCTTTGACGCCGGTCTTGAGTCCGCTCGCCGAGCAGCCAACAAACTTGTCATCAGACTTGTCTACCTCCACCTTGCACTGCACCACCCCGCCCACCGCCACCTTGCCAACCTTGCCGCTCTCAATCGGCTCCACTGCCACGCACCAGGCCGTCGTGGTCGCACTCGGCGTTCCGCCCGTCAGCACAGGCATCTCCTCGAATGACGCTGTGGCACCGCCTGACGACGACGTAGGCGTGATAGCCACGCCAGTGATCGCCAGCACGCCCCAGCGTGCAACGGTCACAGACGGGCGGCAGAAGCACCACGTATACGGCTTGAGCACCGGCGAGCCGGGAGATCCTTCGGTGCCAGCGTACGCCCCTAGCACAAGGTCAGCAGCGTCCTGCGCCCGATTCCACGCACGGGCCGAGATGGCACCGCGTAGCGGCTGGCCCGGCTCAAGGCGTCCGTCTGGGCGTGGCATTAGGCTGTACCTATGCCGAGACCGGAGAAGTCGCCGTCCATGTAGACCTTGTCGATATAGACGGCCTTTGGCTTCTTGATGAGATCAGTGCCAGAGACAGATTCTTCGTATCGCACCCACAGATACTCGTGCCCTTTTTTGTCGATCCCCGCGATGCTGCCGATTGTTTTGTTGGTCACGTTCTGCGATGCCGCAAAGCGATACGTCAGGGACCACGGGCCTCGTCCCTTCTGATCGTCCCATTCCTGATTGCCAGAGCAGCCGAGGAAAAGCACTTCGCCAGCAGCAAAGCCTCGGAATGATGCGTTGTTCACAGTCCCAGTGAGGCCCGCCAAGCCCCGTATGTATGCGCTGGTGATGTACGCATTGGGTACGTCGTACTGCTCTTGCCATTGCAGTTGAGGAGACACGATATCGACGCCGTTGACTCCATTTGAATCAACCCCAATCGCACCGTCCATCATTGGCGCACTAGGAGGGAATCGCCGCTCAGGGCTTGCTGTAGTGACGGCGTTGCCACTGACGCCCACGATGCTTCCTTGAGCCGCCTGCGTTATGTGCTGCGTCCCGCCGGTCGTGTCAAACGACCTCGAGCGCTTCAGCGGGTCAGTCTCCGCTGGCTCTGCCCCCGTCTTCTCGTAGTTGATCGTGACTTGCCAGGCGTTGTCGCCAAGGAAGGAGATCGAATAGCTCTCGGCCCATAGCTGGGCTCCTGACACGCCGGGATACTGCCACCCGTAGCCAACTGTGCTGATCTGCGTGTTGACAGCAGAGTGAACAACCCTATCGTCGGCAGTGCCGAAGACCTTGTAAGACCTCGACATCGTTGACGTCGCCTTCCGGCCACGACGCACAATCGTTGCCTGCCGCGAGTCGCCGTCTTCTACCCAAACGAGGTCTACCATTATGCTGCCACCTGTCCTTCGCCGGGCGCGTTCTTCGTGTTCCTGTCGATGCTTTCAAGCGTCTTGAGCTGTCGTTCCGCCAGCGATGAGCCGAAGCCCATGCCGCCGAGGTTGACGCTAGAGAACGTGCCAGCGACTTCGCTCTTGCTTGTTGCCGCGTCAGCACCAGCTGCACTGGCGCCGGCTGTCGCAGCCTTCTCGCTGGGCGACGCCGCAGACGCTCCGGTGGTGACTGCGATTTCCTCGGTTATCTCCTTGGCGGCGTCTCGCTCGGCCTGCTTTGCAGTCGTCAGGTCGGCAAGCTTTGTTTCTGCATCAACAACGCCAGCGCGACGGTCAGCGGCTCGCCGTGCGTTCTCTTCCTGCCTTGCAGCCTTGTCGGCCTCGGCACCAGCCATGATGGCACCAACTCGATCCTGCCGCTGCGTCTCTGCCTGTGCGTTCTCAGCCGCCGCCTTGTCCGTGCGAGCGTTCACGCCTGGTCGTTCCTGCGCCCGCTGCTCTGCCCGTGCAGCGTTCTCGTCCTTGATGGCCGAGACACGCTGCTCAGTGTCCTTCGCTCCCGTGATGAATCCTTGCACCCTCGTCCATGCGATCTGAATGGCACCGACAAGGTTGTCAAACGTCGCCATGACTCCGTTGGCGATGTTGTCGAAGAAGCCCATGATGAACGCACCCATCGTGTTCAGAATCGCCGACGAGTCGGTGTAGATCTTGTCCCAGGCGATGACGACGCCGGAGCCGATGTCAGTGAACACGTCCTGGAACGCTGCTACCCAAGGGTCAACGTAGGACATCAACGCCTCGACGCCACGCAGCCAGCCTGCGATGAGCCCAGCCCAAAGGACGTCCATCGCACCGGCGAGGTCACCGGCGGCGACGGCTTCGTAGACGCCGTTAAATGTGGTCGTGGCTGTAGCTGCAAGGTCGCCGAGAACGACAATTCCGTCACTGACGGCAGTTGAGAAACCACCAGCAATCGCACCGCCTGCCTCGGTCACGTAGCCAGCAAGCCCAGAGAACGCACCGGCAATCTGTGGCCCAAACTGCTTGACGGCAGCACCAACGCCCAACGCCGCCGCAGACAAAAGCAGAATCGGTGCCAGAGGCGCGAGCCACGCCGCTGCCACCGCAGCGGCAGATGCCACAGAGCCAGCCACAGCCATTGCCGTAGCGGCGAGATATGTGCCGATGCCAACCACGGCAGAGCCGACGAATGCCGCGACGCCACGAGCAGCCGAGCCGAGCCACGCTGCCGACATCGCGGCGGTTGACGCAATCGTTTTGCCGACAGCACCCGTGAGATTGGCGGCGTACTGTGCCATCCGTGCCGTAGCACCCGTTGCCCACCAGACGAACGACTTATACGTAAGCGTCAGTCCGCCGACGATGTCGCCAACAAAGCGAGCCATGCCAGAGCCAGACACGGCGAACATTGCACTACGCAGCGTGCTTGACGCCATCACCACGCCGTTGAGTCCTCGCAGCGTCGCCGAGAAGAATCCAGCACCGGCAGCGATGCCGCGATTGAATCCCGTAAAGAACACCGGGAACATCGCTTGAGCGGCAGCCGAGGCGGCACCGCTAATGCGCATAAAGCCGGCGGCACTTGATGCAGCGAAGCCAGCCAACGCCGTGGCAGACGACGTGGCGAAGCCAGCCATCGCACTGCCAGCAGTTGTCGAGAACGACAGGACCGACGCCGACGCACCAAGCATCGACGAGCCGATTGAGTTTGCGAGTTTAAGCGTGGCAGGCATTGCCACTAGCGCAAAGCTCTTGCCGACGCCAGACGCTGCGCCGATCAGCATTGTCAGTGGAGACAGGGCGGTCATCGCTGCCTTGCCGATGCCAGCGAACCCGAACGAGGTCACCTGTAGCGAGACGCCAAGCCCGACCATCGCACTGCCGACCGCGACGGCAGCCACGGCAAACTTCGCAAATCCGGCAACCGCTTCCTTGTTGTCAGTCGCCAGCTTCGACAGCCCATCAATGAAGCCAGTGATGAAAGGAATGACGCTGCCGAGAGCCGGTGCCACGGCGTCTGAGACTGTGATTGCCATCCGCTGCAAAGCTGCGAGGACGTTGCCAGCAGAACCGGCAAGGCCCGACATGAGGATTTTGTACTTCTCGCCCACGGGCAGAGCGGAAGACATCGCCTTCCGCATGTCTTCAAATCCGGTGACGCCAACGTCACCCAATATCAACGCCGCACGGATTGCGTCTGCGCCGAATATCTTGGCAAGCAGTTCTTTCTTTGCCACTTCGTCGAGCGGCTTCAGTGCCTCGCCGAGCTTTCCGATGATATCGACCATCGGCAGCATCTTGCCTGTGTCTTGATCAACGAAGCTGCGGACAGACAGACCAACGCCCGCCATCGCGTCAGCGGCTTCCCCAGCAGGAGCCATCAGCCGCATCAGCATCGTCTTCACGCTGGTGCCTGCGTCGCTGCCCTTCACGCCGTTGTTGGCGAGGATAGCCAGCGTCGCCGACAAATCCTCGATGCTCTGGCCGGCTTTTCCGGCGACAGCAGACGACATCGAGAACGCTTCAGACATCTGAGCAATCGAGGTGCTTGACGCATCCGCCGCCGATGACAACGCATTGGCAGCGACGTCAGACGATACCT